TTTCTTCAGAAACTTTTTTTTCTTCTTCCATTATTTTTACCTATTGGTTGAGTGCCTTATGGATAAGGGTAGCTCGATTCCATAATTGTTGTGGGCTGATTAAACTATATCTTCGTCAATAGAAGATGTGTCCATATCAGGTGGCACAGTTTGTTGATCCATCTCTTGACTAGATGCAAGATCAGCTATAAAACTTTCTACCGCATCTCTCTCATCTGCTCCACCATATCTTTTAGTTGCAAAGTTTTTTACAACTGATACTGGTAAAACTACGTTCTCTTCTGCACTTGTAAACTGGTCAATTAATTGACTAGCATCTGGTGCAATTTTTTTAAGAACGCTTGCAACAGATGGAGCTAAGACTGCATCTAATACAATTTTATCTTCATCTGTTAGAGATTGAATTTTGTTTACTACTTCTTCTGTAGGTTTAGGTGTTGCTACTTTTGTTTTGGCAGGTTGTATTCTTTTTGGTTTCATTCTTTCTGGCATTTTCATTCTACTCATATCTGGTGCTTTAGGAGTAAATGGTTTTTTACCTACGATACCTGTTGTACTAACTTTATTTCCTGCTTCAATTGCCATTATATAGCCCTCTTACCTTTTGCATGTAATTCATCAAATTGTTTATCACTTACAAAGTTACCTATTAACCAACATAAAGGTTCTCCAATACCTGCATAGATTCTACCTAATAAATCAAAGTTACCTTTCTTTGTTCTCCATGCTATATCATTTGCTCTATGTTGTGCAATATGTTTCCATATTTTTCTGTATGTTGGATATTTTTTAATATGTCTTACAGTTGGTACTGCCCATACTAAATATCCTTTAATATGTTTTTTACTTAATTTACTATATGTAAATCTAATATCTCTTACCCAGTCTAATGTAGATAACTCATCTGTTCTATTTAATTCTGTACAAATAACTCTTCCACCACCACCAGATCCACCATCACCGCTAGCTCCTGGAGCAACACCGCCTTTAGCTAAATCTGCTTTATTTTTTTGACCTTGATACTCTCTCTGTTGTTCTTTCATATTTTGAGTATCATCATAAAATTTATCACCAGGCCCATATCCTTTTCTTTCTATAGTTTTTTGTCTTGTTTCAATTCTATTTAATGCTGATCTATTTAAATTACCAAATGCAGATTCTCTATTCATTCCTGCAAATACATCTGTTGCTGGATTACCTGCTATTCTACCATCTTCTCTAACATTAAAATAATTTCTATTAAAATTATTATCAATTTTTTGTGCTGGCCCACCTGACATAGCATTTGCAATCATAGATACAGGCCCACTAGATAATACAGCATTTACACTATTTGCTAAACTTTTTAAACCTGTATTAACTTTATTTAAAGCAGTTTTAGGTGCTTCTCTTTCAATTATCTGACCTTGCATTCTATCAGGTATAGGAGATGTTTGTTTTGATTCTGGTGCAGCCATTTGTTTAGTCATTGGTGCATCAATACCAGATGGTCTTGTAGTAGATATTTCTGGTCTACTTATTATTCCTGATTTAGGCGTAACATCAAATGCTTTAAATGGACTACCAATAGTTGTCTTATCAACTGTAACACCTGGTCTTTGTGATCTAGCTGATGGAGTTATCTGCCCTCTATTTCTATCAGGTATAGATGCTTCTCCTGCTATATCTCTCATTCCAGTTCTTGTAAATTCTGATTTACCAGCAACTTGTCTCATTGTTGGTCTGCCATAAACATCTTGTGGATTTATTTGTGGATCAATCTTAGCAGCTTCTTTAGAAAGATTTCTTTGATTAACCATTTGACCTGTTAGATCTGGTTGTCCACCACCATCACCTGGTTGTCTAATTTTAAATGCATTAGTTGTTTGTTGTTTAACAGTTTGTTCTGTAGCAGTTTTAGCTGCAGCAGCAGTATCTGTTTGTGCAACACTAGGTGTTTCAACATCAGGTATAGTTAAACTTTTAACTTTATTGAATCCTACTTTCTGATATGAATATCTTCCAGTAGATGGATCTTGAACTAATTCATAAGTTCCACCACCAATTCTGTTTACGTCAAAAGTTTGTACCATACTATTCCTTATTGCGTTTGTTTGCCTCTTTCAGGTTGAGTATCTGGCGAACTAAAGCCAGCTTCCCCTGGCATCGGAATATTGCCTGTTCCGATGTTGCCACCTCCAGCTCCTGTTGGATCTGTTGGCGAAGCTCCTGGAGGTACTGCTCCAGTCTTGTCCATTTGTTGTTGTCCTCCAGCAGAGGCTGTATTGTTTTGATTTCCATTTGCCATCCCCATTATTTGTGCATAGATCGCAGCTTTTTCTGGATCATTAATTAATTGATCTGGGTCTATATCTAAAGACTTAGCAATCTCTCTTAGGCAAGTATGCCATCTTACAAATGGTGCAAGTGCAGGATTAGATGCAGTTTGCATAAATGTAATTAATCTTTGAGATCTAACTTCTTTCTGCATTAGAGAAGAAGTACCTTGTGCTTTGACTTCCAGATCACCTTTGATATTAGGAGACTCTTCATTAAATTGCATATTCCAATGATATAAAGATTCTCCAAGGGGTTTCAAAAGATAGTCATCAATATTTTTTATAACTGTTTTAATACTTAAAGCAGCTGCACCCATCAACATAGACATACCAGATGCAGTTCTAGTTGTAGATTGTACACCTGTTGTTCCATGTGAGTATGATGGAATACCTGTAGATTCATCTGCTAGTTGTCTAAACTTATCAAACATTTGTAAGTTTTCCTGTGCAGTGTTTGGAAATTTAACTCCATGTACTGCTTGACCAGTTTGACCACTTTGTCTTCTAAATATTTTACCAGGAAATACTTTCATATCTTGACCTGGTACTAACATAGTTTCATCTACATCAAATACTAAATTACCTGACAGTGCTAAGTTATCAATAGCCATTCTTGCATGACCATTCATAACCATCTGTGAGTCTTCCATATTTTCTGGAATACCTACTCCAAAGAATTGATATGGATTTAATTCATATGGACATACTAAATATGGAATACGTTTTGGTGTAAATGGATTTTCTACCATTCTTAAAACTTTACCACCACATATCCATACATTAACATGTACTACTTCTGAGTCTGACGTATAAAATACACCGCATTCATCTGCAGTCTTTTTATCAATTGCTCCCCAGTATTCTAATACTTCATATCTATTTTTATAAATAGATGTTACATTTTCTCTATCATATAAAGAAGATTCAAATCCTCTTGCTTGATAGTTTGGCCCCATCTCTAAACATTCTTGAATAGCCTCAGCATTAAACATTGGTTTCTCAGCTAAGTCTTCTAACTGTTGTTTGTTAAAAGAATGTCTTTGAATTACATAATCACAATCATGTATGTTTGTTGCATTTGGATCTGGATAAAAATCCCAACATGAAACAGCTTCAATAGATGGAACTGATTTAGTTTTTGAAACTTGTACTTTAGTTATATTACCTTCATCATCTTCTGATGTATCATAACTATTATATGTTTTAGCATCTGTAAATGGCCCTTTTAAAATACCTGTACCTAATAATGCCATTTCAAAAAATACATGTCTTAGAACTGTGATAGCTTTACTCTCTTCTAATTGATCATGTATTAATTTTTGCATTGCCTCTGCAGCCATTTGTGCAGGTTCAATTTGTGGCGTACCAGTACTAGATGGGCCTTCTTCAAAATTTAAATTTTCATATTCCTGTGCTAGATCTCTCATTAGATCTGATGCAGTAGCACCAGGTGGTATTGATTTGTTATCTCCTGGAAAACCATAAGCATCTTGTGGTTGTTCCATTTGTTGCTCTTGTGGATTTTTTAAATGAGCTTTTTCTACAATACCTTCTGTAACTGAAGTTGGACTAATACCTAATGGAAACTTTCCTTGTGAGAAAAGAACTTCAATGATTTGTCCAAATGATGCAAGTACTTTAGTCTTTGTTATTTTAACAAATACTCTTGACTTCTCATTATCACGAAATGCCATTTCTGGGCCATATAAACCTCTGTAGTTTCTGTAAGACTGCAACCATCTTTTCTCATCATAGACTTTTGCTGTCTCTGCTTCTTGAAACTTAGATCGTACTAGACCAACTAAAGCATTTCCTTCGGCTACATAACTGCCGTTCTTTTCTTTATCGTCTTCCATTTAAATTAGTAATCTCTTTCTTCAGCCATTCTGAAAATTGCTGGATCTACTTTTGACTTTGATTTACCTTTTGCATCATTACCATCACCAGCCATAGAACCTTGTGTTACTTTTGAGTTAGGGTCTATTGCTAGTTTATCATTTGGTCTTTTAGCTACATCAGGTGCAAGTTCTCCGTGCATATATCTTTTCATCATATCGGGTTCCTCCTGTTAATAATCTTTTTCGTTAGCCATGTTGAACAAGCTATCTTGTACATGCTCTGAACCTGATTTAGTAGGTACTACATTGTCAGCTAAATAATTAGCAGACTTGTATTTTCCAGGTGCATGTTTTTCAAAATCAATATTCATTGACTCCCTGTTTGGTTGTTTACCATCAGGTGCATCACTTAATTGACCTTGTGCAACTTTTGCTTTTGGATCGAATTTAGTTTCCATTGCTATCTCCTATATTTTTATTTTCTTAATCTTTAAAATATTTTTAGTTGGTATGGTTGTATGTCCACCACCTTGCTTTATTTCTTTCTCTGTTTCAAAATTAAAATCTGACATTAGTATTGTCACATCTTTATCTTGTTTTATTAACCATCCAACTGTACAGCATATAGCAGTTGTTGATTTTTTTATATCGTTCAAATCTACCCACGAGCAGTCAGAGACGATATCTTCCCAATATGCTAAGACTAAATCATATGGAAAAATTTTTTTATTTAATTCTGGTAGCTTCTTTTTATTTGGCATGTTCAAATTTTACGTTACCTGCTACAGAGATTCTCTCTACATCAGAATTAAATGAAGTTACATAGTGTCTTAAATTTCCAGGAAACATAAACATTACATTTTTTTCTGGAGTAAAAGATCTTTCAGCTATTGTATGTGCTCTTTCTTCTCCATATAAAAAAGATAATCTACCTGGTGCAACTCCTGTTGATTCTTGTTTTTCACCAATCATTTCAATAGGTGCATTTAGATGTAATGCAAATGATACATCAGCACCTGGATGTATATGAACTGGGTTATGTTCTTTTGCTTTTTGAAAGTTAATCCATAAACTAACTAGTTTACCTTTAACTGCAACATGAGAACCTAATTGTCTATACCATCCATGTATCCATGAATCTATATATGGTTGAAATTGTTTTTGATAATATTTTAAATTATCATAACTAAATTCTTTATCTATCTTGCCTGCTAAATGATTTCTATGTGATGTTCTAAGTTGTCTTCCATCAGTTAATAACTTTTCACATAGAGTTTCATCTACCTTCATCTTAGTAAGGTATGGGCCCCATAAAAAATAATTGTGTGTTGGTAATTCCATTAATATCCGAATTTGTTATCTGCAGGTTTAAACTCTGGTGTAAACATTGGTTTAAACCTTTGTGCATATTTTGGATGTAGTGGTCTACTCATACATCCATAACGTAATGCATCATATGCATGATCTTCTGCATTTGTATCAACGTCTTCGGGGTTTTTCTTATCTGTAGGTAATGTACTTAAAGTTCTAATTAAATTTCTACAGTTCTTAAATATTCTAAGTCCTGGTTCTTTATCATTTATTGATAATCTTTTATGAACTTCTAACTTACCACTAATTCTACTTTTAGGTGATCTATCTGATTGTCTCCAACGACATCCTTGTTGTATCATTGTCTCTGCTATACTTGGACCCACATCACCTCTCTTTGCCCATGTACTAGAATCGAGTACTCCGTATTGTATGTACTCTCCTGTTTCTAATTCTAAGACTTGTCTTGCAAAAACATCTGCCGTAACTTTGGAAGTATATAACTCACGATACAACCATAGATTATTATTATAATCAACAGCAAACCATAACACACATGCAGGAGAAGAGTAGCCCCAGTCTGCAGCACGAAACCTATACCAACCTTTAGGTATTTCAAAAGGTTCAACCACATGGGTTGATTTATTAAACTCAGGAAACGCTGAATCTTCATAAGCATCCCAGTCTCCATCTAAAAATTGTTTACGCTGTATATCAGGCAACGATGCAAGCATAGCATAGTAATCATCTGTTTGCATCAAGTAAGGGTTGTCCTGTAACTTAGCAGGTATAAATCTTCTTGTAATAGTTTTAACACCAACTGGTGTATCTATCTTAATATCAAATGCAGAGTTTGGTTCTGCAGGATCGACAAACATTTCTTTAACCCATTGTGATCCTATGTTACCTGGGTTGCCTGTTGCTCTTAGATAAACAGGTATATCTTTGTCGACTGATCTTAAAGAAGATCTTAAAAAATTATATATATCTGGCGAAGGATATTGTGGAAGTTCGTCTATTCCTATCCATGTGTACGATTGACCTTGGTAACGTAAAACGTCCGTCATGTTCTCTGCGTACCCGAACTCTATCTTTGCCCCTGATGGGAATCGCCATTCTTTTTCTTGTTCTCTCCATTTTGCTCCTGGATATGCCTTTGAGTATAATAACTGAGACTTACTAATTAAATCTCTTAACTCAGGCATTGTTCTTCTAATAAGCAGTGCTCTGTGATGAGGCTTAGAACAATAACGAAGTGGATCTACTAGCATGGCATATGATTTGCCTCCACCTCTAGCTCCTCCATAAAATACTTCTCTTTCAGAAGCTGCAAGAAATTCTGTCTGTGGGCCACCATTTGGCTTGAAGATTACATCTTGCGACTTTACATGTTCCTGTATAGCCTTTGGAGCACTATCAATTATATCTTCCGTAAGTAGTTGTGTCTCTTTACCAGTCAGAGCTTTGTCAATGGTTAACAACTTCTTCTTGGTATTTTCTGCAGCTATCTTTGCTGATCGCAAAGTTTGTTCTGCTTGAGCAACTTTCTTACGCTTCGTTGCTAGTATCTGTTTGACTGACCGTTTGGCTTTCTGTTTGCTTTTTCGCTTCGGTTTCGGAGGTAGTACCTCTGGTAACTCTTTTTCTAAGTCCGACATGTGATATATATCTTCCTGTTTTTCTATGTAGCCACTCGGCAGTTTCTCTATATGAACAAGATTTTAAATATTTCTTTGCTTGGTCTAGAGCTTCTAATTCTTCTTTGACTGGTTCTATATAATCTTGATGTGTATCAGATTGTTTAAAACCAAATGGAATTTGTCTAGTTCTTTTCTTGATCCGTATTGGTTCCATCTTTTGCTGGTAGTATAAATATTCCATGCATAGCTTTCATATTTATATCAAGTTGATCTTTTTTAACAATTCCAATTCTATCTAGTATCTGTGTGGCAGCGGCTAGACGTACACTAGCGTGTGGTGTGGTGCCGTCTTCGTCTAGCAAATCGGTGAGTCTTGTTGCTGCCTTAGCAGAGTGTGTGGATAAGTGGTTCTCTGCTAATTCTGTAATTTCTTTTTTTAAATTTCTAACAACTTTAGGATAACTATGCTTTGAATATCCTGCTAGTTCGGCTGCTCTTTTGGGATCGCCCTTTGCTTCTCCGAACAAGACATCCAGGAACTTCTCTTGCATATCTGTTAAGTTTTTCTTTTGAGTTGGAGTTATAGAAGAATCCATTGCGTGCATTTATCAACTCCATCCATTCTTTAAATGGAAGGTGTTGAATATCCTGACTATTTATTTCTAACTTTTTTTGCAAACTCAGCTAAAGTTTTAGATGATTTAAATTTTGAAAGCATACTTTCTTTCTTCTTAGCAGCTTTGATCTTAGTAGGATCAAATCTTTCTGCTCTTTTTTGAGCTACAGTTTTTTTAGGTTTGCTTGGTGGAGCTGTTTTACCTTTACTAGCACTAGGCATAGTTAAATCTTTCTTTTTAGCTCTTGCAAGTGACATACCTTCTGCAGAATCATACTTTCTTTTAGCTGAATGTTTCTTTGACCCAGCCATTAGCTTAGAAAAGAAGCTAGAACCAGCTTTTCTTCGTTCTTGTCTTCTTTCTTCTGCTGCTTTAAATCTTTCTAAGTTTGATTGTCCGTATTTTTTTTGCATAATTGTCTTAAAGTTGTTAAATTGGTACCAATTAGTTAAATATAAATCAGTGATGACCCTGTATATATTGCTATATGCCGAACGTGTGTGTCCCTTTGATTTATATTTGTCCCTTATTATTATATTATACCGTGATTAACAATTTTGTCAACTACTTTTTTTACATTTGGGTTAATTTTTCTATTGACAAAATTGTCTATGGGGTGTATAATAGTATTAAGACCCCTAGGGGAGGCTTTATACCCATATAGTACCTATATTTACAACCCCCCTAAGTTATAGCCTGGGGGTTTATAGTATTTTTAATAGAATAATATCCCCTATATTCTTGCCACCAGGGGGTTAACAGGGGAAACCTTGATTTTACCGTGGGTACATATGTATAGTATAGCAGGGGGGCTATGGCACCTGCGTATCCCCTAAGGGTACCTTGGGTAAAAACAGGATCTAAAAATTTCTATTGGGGATAGTTTGGGGTTTACAGGATTTATTGGGGGATATAATGGAAAATTTTG